ACGTCGCGGCATGGCTGAAGGCACCCGGTCGGGTCTGTGGTCGCACATGTTCGAAGCCGTTCGCATGCTGCGTCCGAAGTTCGTGTTGATCGAAAACGTTCGCGGGCTGCTGTCCGCGCAAGCAAGGAGGGGTGATGTCGGAGCCGTATGCGAGGTGGAATCCGGAAGCGGGAGTGTGGGAGCAGGGGGAGACGGATCTCTTCGGGCGCTCGGCGCTGTACTCGGCGACCTTTCGTCAATCGGGTTCGATGCGTGCTGGGTGCTTGTACGAGCTTCCGATGTCGGCGCCTGCCATCAGCGAGCCCGCGTCTTCGTCCTTGCGTACCCTGCCGACTCCGCGGGCGAGTGCGACGCGTACGAGTCGATCGGCCGCGCTGGCGAAGGGGAGCCGGTCGGCACCCTCGTTGGAGCAGGCGACGGAGTTGATGCGAGGGGAGCTACCGAGGGAGTTCGACGGCTGGGCGGAGTTGCCTCCGTCGTGGCAGGTGGCGTAGCGAAGTTGCTGCCGACGCCGCAGGTGGCGGATGTGACAGGCGGGCACCGGACCAGGTCCGGTGCTCGCTCGAACGAACTGCTGTTGCCCGGTGTCGCGGAGGCATACACCGCTGGCGCGCTGCTCCCCACTCCCCGCGCATCGGACGGCACGAACGGTGGCCCGAACCAGCGCGGCAGCAAGGGGGATCTGATGCTTCCGTCTGCGGTCGTGCAGTTGTTGCCGACACCGACGGCGTCGGAGGGCGAGCGGGGCGACTGTCCGGCCGAGCGAGCCCGGCGCACACCCGGCCTGATCTCGATCGATCACTACTTGCCGAGATCGAATGATTCGAATGATTCGTGGCGCTGGGGCCGGTTCGCGCCGGCTATTCACCGCCAAGAGCGACTGTCCAGGCCAGCGCCGCCCCCTACCGTACCTACCGAGGCGTGGCGCCGAATGGTCAAGCGTCGTCAGCAGTCCGGGTATCCGAAGCCTGTCGGTATGCGCGGCTCGCTGGCGGTTCGCGTCCAGTTGAACCCGGCATTCGCGGAATGGCTCATGTTCTGGCCTGCGGGCTGGGTGACGGCTTCGGCGATCGGGTTGAAGCGCGCCGAGCAGCTGAAATGCATTGGCAACGGCGTGGTTCCGGTCCAGGCGGTGGCGGCGTTCCGGTTCCTGTTGTCTGCGGCGTCGAAGGCTGTCGCAGCGTGACCTACATCGCTATTCAACTATGCGCATCCAACGATGTGATGCGCGGATCGGAGGAGTCGTGAGCAGGGCTGAGGAGATCGCGGTGGTGGCGTTGGTGTTGGCGCAGCGTGATCCGTGTCGTTGTGAGCCGTGGGTGTTCACTGCGGAGGCGACACGGATTGTGGATGCGCGGCGGGATGGGCAGTCGTGAACGACGTGTGCGATTCCTGCGGCGTCTATCTGCTGCATGGCGGTTTTTGCGGTACGTGCGTGTGTATCGAGCGTGCGCGGTTGGAGGTGAATGCGCTGGCGTGGGTGGCTGGCGTGGATTCGCTGGTATGTCTCGAAGCGATGCTGACCGCGTTGGATGCGGTGAATGCGCGGGTTGCTCGGCTGGAATTGCGGGATGCGTGAATTCCGAGGTTGACATTCGGGGGATAGTCGTTTCATGAAGGTATCGACTATCGCCGAATGGGTTGAATACTCGGCTGAAGAAGATGAACCGCGCGCGGAAGCTATCGGCGAATTAGCTGATGAAGTCCGTGCACGGTTCGGAGTGGGTCGACATTCGCGGGTCGACCTTTCCTGCGAGGTCGAATGGGAGTATTCGTCTTGCGATTGCTGCGCGGACTCCGAAGTGTGGTGGGTCATCGAATGTGGCGAGGAGAAGCGTCGCATCTCGACCGGCTATGGCGAGGCTGTCGACGGCTATCGCGCATGGCTGGACGAACCCCGCCGTATCCGTGAACGCGAGGAGGCGAAAGCGGCCCGCGACCTGGAGTGTAAGCGGAATGATGAGGCGTTCACGGGTCGTATCGTGGGCGCTTTCACTACCGCCGTCGCCGATGTCGAAGCCACTGGATATAGCGATACCGGTGAATGGCATGACTTGATGATGGATCGGCTCGGTGTGGGCGGGCATCGGTATCGGGAGTGAATTCGCCGAAATTCTGAGGTTGACGGGGTTGGGAGAATTGAAGCATGCCGAAAGAATTGAGTCCGACCGAAATCCTCGCACTGCCGATGCAATCCAATGACGCTGATGCGGCGACCATTCGCGACTATCTCGTGAAGCTGCTCACCCTCGTCTGGGCGCACGGTGAAGGATTCAACGGCAAACGGCCATTCGGCAACAGCAGTTGGGACTGTGAACTGTATGAAGCGCTCGGCCGTGGAGGTGCGATCAACGTCGTATTCGATGGTGACGGATTCCTCGAAGATTGGGATGACGTCCTCGGCGACAAACTGATTGCCGACGCAATCCGAGCGCTCGGAACGCCCGTGTGATGGGCGACGAGGAAGTGTCCGCGTGGATCATTACCCGCTTCCCGCACGCACTCGCATGGCAGGTCGATCGCGGCACCGACATCATCCGCGCGCGCCTCGAAGGTGCGCCAGTGGCTTGGATGCTCGGCACTCTCAAACCCCGAGACGCTGACCTCCTGCGCGGCATCGTCAACACCTACTTCCAGGAGCATGGCAATGAATGAGTTGAAGCCAGCGCGCACAGTCGAATTCGCGCCCGACAACACCATCATCATCGACGGCGAACCGTTGCCATGGAAGGTCACCACAGACGGGTGGGGCGTCTACTTCTATCCGAGCCCCTTCGCCGGCGCGCCCAGGACTCTGACGTTCGCCGTGCTGGCGGACAACGTCACCATCGGCGCGAACGACATCACGGTCATCGACGGCCATGAAGTCCCCTGGCTGCTCGTTGAACCGCCATACGTCACCGTGTCGAAGCTCGCGCCCTATGCGGTGCAGTTGAAGGTTCGCGTCGACACCAGCACCGACGAAGCGGCCGATCTGGACGGCGACGGCGACCTGTCAGCCGAGGTGATCGCGGCATGACCAGCCCTGATCAACTGCAAGCCGAGATGGCATGGAATACATGGCGGCTGCGTAACGGGTCCGCGGATGTAGTCCACGATCGGGCCGTGTTCCTCGCAGGCTGGGACGCGGCACGCAGGAAGCCGGTAGCGGGGGCGGTGGAGGACGAATGATCCTCGCGTTCTGGATCGCGCTGGCGGCAGTCGTCGTTTACGTCGCATCAATGGTGTTTGCGGGCCTGTTCCTGGACACAGGCGGCGAAGCTCTCATCCACGTCGCACGCCTGGCCCGAATCGTCGCTATCGCAGCAGGGCTCGTGTTCGTCATCCTGTTCGGCCTCCACGCGCTCGGGGTCTCGATCGAAATCGGCAAGGAGTGAGGCGCGCATGAACGACAACTTCGGCGGTGACTTCATTGCCGCACTGCTGGTCATCTTCGGCTCACTCGCTGTATTCGGCGGTCTGTGGTGGCTGATCGTCGTAATCGTCCAGGCGGTGCACGCATGACCGACGACCCCGCGCGCACTCGACGCAAGCAGTGGATCCGCGACCTCGACAACCCCGACCCGACCACACGCGCTGATGCCGCACAAGCACTCGGACAGTGGGTCGAGACAGGGGAATGGCCGAATACGGGAGGCGACAATGAGTGAGACTGTGGACGACATCGACGCGTTGATCGAGGCAGCGTTGAAACGTGGCGAGTGCGGGCCTGGTCGTGAAATGTGCCCGAACCGTTTCTGTTCCGAACCCTGGCATGGCCTCGCGATCACTGCCCGCATGCGGCAGATGCGTGCCCGCGGACACGTCGACGACGACTACCGCTACAACACCGACACCTCCACCGTGCTCTGTCCAGGCAGCATGTTCGAGGGGGAGTATGCGGCGCCCGAACACGCGCCTGATGCTGTCGACGGTTGGGATAGCGCGGCGAATATGGAAGCGCTGCGGTTGATTCAGGCGATGCCGCGCGAGATTGTCGACCTGCTGTTCGCGGGGCTCGGAGACGTGCTCGCAGAGATAGGTGAACCACCGACGTTGACCACCGTCCGTCAGTGGCGGGCGGGCGACACCGAAACCCCGCCGCATTACATCGAACCGCACGCGCAAGGAGAAGCGGCATGAACGCCGAGGAGATACGTCGCAAGGCTATCGAGCGTCTTGCGCGCGCCCAGTTCACCATCGACGAGACCGAATACGGCACGCCTGCCATGCCTGCGCGGGAATGGGACGACGTTCCTCGGGTGCATGAGCGCTATCGGGGCGACGCCGCGCCTCTGGTCGATGCACTCGGGGAGCTACTCCGCACCGAGCCTGACGCCTACGTGGTGCTGTCCAAACGCAAGGACGGCGACGAACGGTGGCCGTTCAGCGGGCCGTGGGACGAGGAAGCCACCGTGTTCGTCGACTACGACACTGCTGGCGACCTGATGGTCAATTGGGAAGTCGATCGGATCGAGTCGGGTCGGAATCCTGACATTTTCATGCTCGGCGAAGTTCGATTCGAGCAGACGCCGCTTAATGCGGAGTGGTTGCAGGCCATTCGCGACGAACGGCAGACGAAGTGAACGCCGATGACATCCGCGCCGACGTGGTCGAAGTCCTCGCCGAAAGCCTGTTCACGATATGGGCGGCAGGGCGTGGCATCGAGGGATATATCTGGGCTGATTGCGAGGAGGCGATGCGGCGCGACTTCCTCGACCATGCCGAAATCCATGCCGACGCTCTCGCTGCTGCCGGATATCTGGTCGTCGCGCAGGAAGGCCGCTACATCGGGCGGGGCATGGCACGCCGAACCCGCTACGTCACCGGCTGGATCGAGCCCGAGACCGGTTCAGCGTTGACAACAGGATCCATGCGCGTCACCCGCGTGAAACTCACGGCCGAGCAGGTCGCGGAACGGCGCAAGTATGCCGAAAGTATCGGCGAACGTTCAGGAAATGGCCCGATTCCGTGCGGTGCGGAGAACGGCAATAAACCGAACGTTGAGGAGCCGTCCTGATGGCCCGTTCCGAATACATCTACCTCGTTCACGAACTCGACATGTGCGGCAACCGTCTCGTTGCCGGGTTCACGGTGAAACGCGAACTCGTGGAATGGCTGCGAGGAAACAGGAGCCGCAAACTTCAGGCCATGCGCGTCCGCGACATCGGCAACAGCGCGTGGGCCGCCCTCGATCCCACCGAAATCGACATCCAGGAGCTACTGAAATGACCGAGCCCGTCAAGATCGACCGCAAACACGTCCACCTCCTCGTCGGCGACATGGCGATAGGTGAAAGCGGATCCATCGGTATCGAACACATCTACATCGACGCCGACATGAACGTGTGGCTCGCATCCGATGCGCCACTCGACACCCAGTTCGACGCGGGAGTTGTTCGGCAAGAAGACGGCTGGCACCTGGTCATCGAGACAGGGCAGCGACTGGCCCGCAACGACGACCTCGGATTCCAGTCCATCACACCCGTCGTCGCCGTGCATGTCGCCGAGCCGAAGCCGAGGGTTGCCGCATGAGCCTGAAGAAGATCGAAGAGTACGAAACCCGCGTCAGCACGAAGTATTTCGATGTCGCTGGCATAGGCATGAACCTCGGTGACCTGCGCGCCATCGTCGCCGCTTGCGAAGGCTTGGACGACAGTGCAGACATCCACGTTTCCGGGCTCACCAAGACGAGTGAAGACGGCCAGTACTGGCTCGACAAGATGCGCGTACGGATGCTGCGGAACGTCGATGACCCTGCCTGAGTTGATCGCGGAAGCCTGGGCGACCGACCGCGACCTGTACGAAGTCCTCGTGGAACACGGGCTTGCGCCGATCCCGCCGCGCGGATGGCAGTTCGGGCCAGGACCGGACGCGTTACGGATACCCGTCGCCCTGTTCGCGAACCTGCACGACCACCTCGACTACTACGGCATCACCGAAATAGGGGACTGACATGGCATCGAAGAAGAAGCTGCGGAAGCGGATCCGCGAAATGGAAGCGCAACGCGACCTGTGGCGCAACGCCGTCGAAGGCCGCGACCGGAAATACAACGAACTGCGCGACAACGGGCGCTACCTCGCCGTATTCCTCACCGATCGTGTACTCAACCCGGGATGCCTCGACGGATCACCCATCGAAGCGACCGAACTCCGTGTGCGCGTGGATGCGCTGGAGAAGCTGACCAGTGATGGTGCATGGTCGTTGCAGCAGCTGTTGGAGTTGCGGAGCAAGTTGGTTGTCGACCGTTTCAGGGAGTTCATCGAGATCGCCGAAGCTGCCGAAACGAAGCTCGATCCGGCCGAGGGCGAAGACCGCGATTGGGTGGATGACCTGCCAGACGAGGCACCGGAACTCGCCAAGGTTGCCGCCAAATCGCCTCGATACACGCGCGCGCGAGAAGCCTTGTCGCCTGCCGCTGTCGCATGGATCGACACCTATTCCATCGACCCGAAAGCCGAGGCGGCATGAGCGCGGGCGCCGTTCCGGTCAAGTGGGTCATGTGCTGGGACTGTCAAGGCGACGAAGGCGAAGTAGTCGACGGGAACTGGATCGACTGCGAATGCTGCCAAGGCGAAGGCGGACACCCGCTCTACGTGGACTGGTCCTGCACCTGCGAACCACGCGACGACGAGAAGGAGGCGGCATGAGCTACGACGACGAAGACGAGCAGGAATCCGCACGCGAGGCCAGTCTCCAGCGCGCACTGGACGAGCCGATGCCGGACGATCTCAAGTCCGCGATTGCAGACCTGATCGAACCGCACACGATGAACATGTACCTCGATCACGGGGACACGATGACGTGCATCGAGGTCGCGTTCCCTGTCATTCGGGAGTGGCTGCGGGAACACGGGGAGATCGCGGCATGACCGCCACCTGCTGGTGTGGTCGACCATCTCACAACGACCTGCTCGACGGCTGTGTCGGTGACGGATTCCTGCAGGCCATGTTCGCGCCGCCCGACTTCAACACGATGATCAAAACCATGATCCTCATGTACGGGGATCTACTCGCGATGGCTGCCGATGGTGACGAGCAGGCCGCGCAGTTCATCAGGGAGAACCCGTTGCCGAAACCGAGTGTTGAGCAGGACCGAGCGATGCTGCGACTGGCCGGCATGGACGTGACAGCGGACGACGTGCGGTCGATGCGGGCGCATTACGGCGGCAGTGAGGTGGCGGCGTGAGCAGGACAACCTTCACCCTGTACGCGCGCCGTGACGACCGCGGCATCGAGCAGTTCTATGCCGCCCTCTATCGCGTATTTCAGGCGGCCGATACGGAACGGCCTGGACTGGTCTGGCATCCGCAGGAGTTCGGCGTGAACGCCAAATGCTACGAGGTCGAATGCGAGGGATTCGACGTCGACGTACAGCAGTTGATGAACGACATCGAATGGGACTGGCCGAAATCAGTCACTGTGTTCGCGCCGATCACGCACATCGAAATGTATCGACCGACAGCAGGCAAGGAAGCGGCATGAGGCAAACCAAGCTGCAAGCAGGGCTCGACCGGGATGAGGCCATCGCCAAGAAGGCGCAGGGTGTCGAACATGCGCACGGCGACGAACCCGAAGCCTGCGAGAGCGAGCGATGCGCGCACGATCGGAACATCGAGCCGTCGCGCGCGCTGAAGATCTTCGCAGCGTTGCGCAAGGTGCTGGACGAGCATCGCGAAAAGAACGGCTACTGCGACACCTGCCGCCACTACGACTACGCATACAGCTACGACCCTGTCCCATACCCGTGCCCGACCGTGCAAGCCCTCGAAAGCATCTACACCGACGACCCCGAACCGCGCTACTACACAGTCCACGTCACCTGGTCCGAAGAGGACAGCGAACACGTCGGCACCTGCCCCGCCTTCCCGTCACTGTCCTACCTCGCGCCAGGGTATTTCGACGCACTCCAAGGCATACATCAGCTGGTGCAAAACGTGATCGCGGACATGAACAGCCGTGGCGAACCATTGCCCGAGGAGAAGTGAGACGACATGGATGAATACGTGATCGGCCCGCGTTTCGGCCCCGACGACTGCGGCATGATCCCCGACACGCCTGAATACCGGGATCACGTGCAGGCGTTGGAGTTGGCGTGGGACCACGAAGCACGCCCGGACTGGCAGGTCACCGTTGGCAACACGGAGGCGGCGTGAGCGACTTCCCACTGATGCGCCGCCCGCTCGGCAGCGACTGGCACGACACCTTCGACGCACCCACCGTCACCGTCAACAGTTGGTGCACGAACACGACCGTCGCGACAGGCAGCCTGCCGAGCGAGATCAAATGGACCAACCCGCACATCACCTTCGACAGCGTGCGGTTCCAGCTCTACGGGCTCGACGGACGCACCTACACGCTCACGGGTCGGCACCTTCAGCCTGGCGATCGTCTGGACCTCGAACCCGCGGACGATGGTTACGTGTTGACCGTGACGCGCGGGGATGAGACGTTCACGCATCAGCTACGGCCAGACGAGCAGGATGAAGCGGCGTGAGGCTGCGATGCCTGATCGGCTGGCATCAATGGCGGTCCATCATGCACATCTACCCGCCCGGCCTCTACGCCCACGAGCGCGAGGCAGGCTGGTTCGAGCAGCGATGCAGGCGTTGCGACGCGCCATGGAGGCCACGGCGCGAATTCCCGATCGAGATCCGTGAGCCGTGAATACCCGCCAGGAGTGAACATGTCGCAGCCCGCCGATATCCTGCCCATGCGCCGCATCCTCGTCTCGGGTTCGCGTGACTGGACCGACGTCGACCGTGTCCGCAACGCCCTCCGGCACGCCTGGGCATACCTCCAGCCCGGACCCATCACGCTCGTGCACGGTGCAGCCCGCGGACTCGACACCATCGCCGGACGCGTCTGGACCGGAGGCAACCTGCCGGTCGAAGTCCATCCCGCCGACTGGAACAAGCACGGGAAAGGCGCCGGCCCGATCCGCAATCAAGCCATGGTCGACCTGGGCGCCGATTTGCTGGTTGCGTTCCCGCTCGGGGCTTCCATCGGCACCCGAGACTGTATCCGGCGCGCGAAGGCCGCAGGGATCATCGTGTGGGAAGTGGAAGGCTGACTACTCGGACGGCCGCTTCGCCCGCTGATAGTTGCCATCCACCCGCTCGAAACAAGGCGCGCACATCATCTTGTCCGCCTCGCGCACGGGCCGTTCACCGCACAGGCTGCATAGCTTCGGTTCGCTCACCAACCGATCCTACGACTCGTCTGAAACGCCTCCCGCGACGACCAACCCTCCAACTCCACCACACGAGCAAGTAGCCGGCGCGTCAACCGCAACCACTCCGCGACATCATCATCCGCCAGGCCATCCAACACCAGGGCGCGCACGATCTCGTCATACACAGGGACCGCGGCCTCATAAACGTCGCAGCCGGTCGGAGTCAACACGGCCTCTTTCGTGCGCCCATCCCAACGGCCCGCTATCCGACGCACCAAACCGCGCCGCTCCAAACCGTCAACACGGTGGGATAGTCGCGACCGTGACGAATCGACACCTGCTGCCAGCGCGGACATGGTGAGCCGATGTCGTGGCTGATCCGCCAACTCGTCCAAGATCCTGAATTCGATGTGTGTCAGGGAGCATTCGTGCCGTAGACCCGCGTCGACCGCATACCCGAGGTGCGCGGTGAGGGACACGAAACTCGTCCAGGCTTGTTGCCGCGGATTACTGGCAGGAGTGTATTCGAGCATCGCGCCACCCTCATCGGTTCGTTCCTGCCTCCACTGTCGCAACTCGACGACGTACGCGCAGCAAATTCGGGGAAACCGGATGATGCATCATGAGATCGAGACCGGGCGCGACTTCTCACAATGGCAATGCTCATCCAACGGCGGCGTGTACACGACCTTCCCGCAATCACACTGATGCGTTCGATGACCGATGCGACCAGGCGCGACACACGGCACCCAACCAGCTGTCACCTGACGATTCGCCAGGATATGACCATCAGGGCAGCGGACAGGTTTCGGCTCGACCCAGTTCCCCTCGCCCAGGCGCACGAGCTGCCGGGGATCCTCGACTCGCCTGCCCTGGACCACGTAATGCTGCCGCATCCGACCATCCTGACATCGAGGGGTGACAAGGCGGCTACAGTCAGTTGGTCAATGAGCGATCGGCGACGGTTACCCCAAACGCGACAGTGCCCCGAACCATCGCACGGTTCGGGGCACTGTTGTAGGTCGATCAATCCGCGGACTGCACATGTCGAGCTGCCGCGATCATCGCCGCAGCCTGCCGCAACGCGAGCTTCGGACTCGCGGGATTGCCGACACCCAATGATGCGACTCGTCCATGCTCGTCCAGTTTCACTGTCGCGAACTTGTCCACCTCGCTCACGGGCCACCTCGGGTCGCCAAAGTCGTCTGTAGCCGCCGTGGGCAACTCCACGATCGCGTGCCGCCCTCGCGGCGCGACCAGGAAAACGTTCATCACCGCGTCGGCTTGCCGTCGGTCGTTGTCGTTCACCCGCGCGGTCACGCCACGACGCGACGCAGCCAACACCTTCGCGAGCGCTTCCCGAATGCCTTCATCCATCTCGCTTTTCCTGCTCTCGCTCATTCTTCGGCTTCCGCTTGTATTCCATCCCCGACGGGATCGGCTGTGCAGCATTCGACTCCCGTTGAGCCTGCCGACGACGCCACGCGGACAAATCGGGGCGTTCGGCACCGGTCGCATCCCGACGCTGCAACAGTCGCTCCTTGCGCTGCTCATCCGTCGGCTCCACCCACTGATGCCATCCCACCTCGGGATGCCACAACTGCACATGCCTCTCGCGATCCTCGCCGCACCAATGGCAGCCGTTCGGGTTGATCGGAGGTTGCAGGCGTGCCATCAGGCATCCTCGGCGAGCTTCAAGAACGCATTGACTGCGGAACGAAGCTCGCGCGCAGTATCAACGCCGCTACGGGCCGCGAACTTGTCACCCGCATCCCGCACTGCGAACACCGCCCGCCGAACGGTCTGCGTTCTGCGATACTCCACCACCTGCGGGTCATCCCACGGGGCCAACTCGACACCACGCGCCCACGAGCCAGCACTAGGCCGCCGATGCAGCCAAACCGCCTCACCATGCGTCCAGGTGCGACTGACATTGAACTTCTCGACACGGTCATTCACGGTGACCGTGACATCGCGTTTACCGATGCGGGTCACAGTCGCGGGATAAACGGATTCACGCCCGCTCTCGCCCGACACGTGAGCAACCTGCGCCCCCTCGGTGAGCCATTCGAGGCCGGTCGATTCGGTCATGATGCTTACTCCTTCGGATGGATGGGTTGGGGGTGGTGGCTGTCGCACACGGGGACATCGTCGGCCCCTCTGCACGCCGTTGGGCAGGGCGCCAGCCACCACGAGTCAGGGACGGATCGGGTGTGCAGCCCGGAAGCGTCGCCAACGCCGCACGGCCACACTGTGGCATTCGTCGTCGTCGCTTCGGCACGCGCAGGTGGGGCGGAAACGGCCGAGGACGCGACGCCCGTCGAGCAGGGCCATCGCCTTGCAGAGACGGGTGGGGCCGATCGACGTCAGGTCTGAATCGACCGCGTAGTAGTAGGTTTCGCCGTCGAAATCCCACCGCATGATGTGGATGCAGCGGTCGTTGAAGTAGGAGTAGCGGGTCTCGATGACGCGCTCGGTGGTGTCGGCGGTGGCGATCATCGGGACTCCTTGGGTTTAGAGATGCAGGGGAAGGTCAGGCGCCGACGAGGTGGGCGGTGCGGTTGTAGGCAGCGAACCCGGCCTTGAGGGCGGGATCGGCGGGGGAGTAGGCGAACACGCGGGTCGGGTGGCCGTTGCGTGCGGTCCACACCTGTACGGGGGCGGCACCGGTGAGGGCGATGAATGCGGCCTTGACCTTCTTGCCAGCGTGGGAGGCGTAGCGGCGCAGCAGGTCTTCGTCGGCGCCGAGCTGGCCGAGTGCGGTGGTGATGGTGACGAGGGTTCCGGTGCCGAGGAAGCGGGTGGTGGCTGCGACGAGGGCGTGTTGGATGCGTCGACGCAGGGCCTTGGCGTTGGCGCGGCGGGTGGCGGTGCTGGCGCGGTAGGTGCTGCGGATCATCGGGGGCTCCTTCGGTAGCGGCTGATGTCTTCGACTGTACACTCAGTTTACGAACTGCACAATATGCTAGGTCATAAACTATGGCGGACCTGCTCACCCCTCGTCATCGGGCCGCCCCAACGCCGTCAGAATGTCGCCCAACAGGATCGGCAACGCCGGATCATGCAGGGTTCGCCCCGACCTCACGTCACGCTGCACGAACTCGACACCCTTGCGATGCGCGTTGATGAGCATGGCGAGCACTTTGGCGCTCTGGTTGTACAAATCCGCCTTCGACAAGCCTGTTTGTGCCGCCAACTCGTTCATGTACTGCATGGTGAAGGCGGTCTGAGTGAACGTGAGCCGGCGATCCGCGGGCTTACCGTCGCTCATGTCGGCCCGGTCGAGCTGGGGGATCGGTCGGGGTTCACGGGGGCTCCTCGGGTCGGCGTCGGGACCGCTCGAATGTACGCTCAGTTGACACGCTAGACAAGAGTGCAGGCCATGAACCGGATCGGTTACGAATCCGTGACTGATCGAGTATTGTCTACATCGCACACTTCAGTTTAGGCTGTGAACACAAACCGGCTGGCACCGGAAATCGACCCCTGGAGGACACGTGCGAGACGACGAGGATTTCTACGAGCGGATCGACGCCTACCACCGTGAATGCGGCGGCCAAGGCTGCGGCATCTGCGGCTACAGCGGCGAAATCGCTGTCCGAGTGCGACTGGAGGACATCGCGTGAACATCACACGGCAGGTACAGAACCTCCTCGACACCAACGACATCCGCGTAACTGGACGCGTCGGCAGTGACGCCTACTTCGCGGGCGAATGCGACGAATGCACCGCCCTCGGCGTGGTCCACATCGAAACCGTGATCCCCGTCGGCATCGGCGTGGTCCGCGAAGACGGCACCTACTGCCTGCACTGCGCCATCGAGCACATCGACGAACTCACATGGCTGGGCAACACCGACGACATCACCGTCACCGTCCCCGCGTCCCTGATCGACGCCATCAACCCGCTCGCCGCCTGAAAGGCCACATCATGCGCGAATTCACCGAACTCGACGTCCGTCAGCTGCTCCAGCTCCCCGCCGACACCTTCCGCGTCCTCGTCGACATCGACTGGGACGGCGACGACTTCAAAGACGTCCCCTGCTTCACCGACGACAGCCTCCCCGCCGCGATCCTCGTCAACTGGCAGGAACCCGCCGACCCGGAAGAACTCACCGAACACGGCTTCCGACCGGGCCACATCCTGCACGAGGAAGCCTATTCGGCGACCCACATGGCGGCTGCTCTCGCCCGAATCGTGGACGTGGCAGGCGATCACGACGGGGCGATAGAGGTCACCGTCAACTACTGGTGGCTGGCGTATGCGATGCCCGCCCAGGTTGCTGCGTGATCGGGCGCACGGACGACGGACGGGCTGTCACCCATCTCGGTGACGGCCCGATCCGGGACCACGAAGGCTACGTCGTCGACACGGCGGTAGCTGACGGCGCGCACCTCATGCAGTTGCGGATTGCGCTCGACAACACGCCCTGTCGCGGCATCCGCGCAGACCTGAATACGCAAGCAGTGGCCGAACTTCGGGACCGCTGCAACCAATTCCTCACAATCCAGGAGACGAAATGACGAGCCTCGAAAAGGTCGCGCCGAACGCGACCCTTCCCAGCGAGTATCGCCCGTTCACGGTCGCCGATCTCGGTATCGGCGCTTCAGGATGGGTGGTTCCGTGGGCGTTGATCGTGGACAGCGAAAACCGGATGTGGATCAACCCGCGCCACACCGTCGCGTCGGATCGCCAGGGCATGTCGAGCGTGTTCGTGTCCCGTTGGCACGACGGCTACCACGTGACGATCGATGAGCCCGAGATCCGATACGTGTGCCGCATCGACGCAGGATCGCCCGACGCCAAGGCCGTTGTCGGACTGACCATCTACGAAGCGGAGAAGAAGTGATGCAGATCCCGAATCCGATCCGCGCCATCCTGTCCCGTCTCACCGCCTATTCGGGCGAGTCCGCGGAGCAACGGTTGCTTGCTCGCCTGTCTGACCTCGCCGCTGATCTCACCTGGGAGTTGAACCCGCGCGGGCAGCAACTCGCGGCAGCCGTCGACACCTACAAGATGGAGACCGGGCGATGAGCGAGCATGTCACCGAATCCACTCGTTATGCGATCCGTCTGCCCAATGGCGAACTGGCGGATGACTTCGTGGGCGATCGACACGACGCCTACCTGCACGCGCTGCCCGACGGTAACCGCCCGTACGTTTGGGACGAGGCAGGCGATGCCCGGAAGTGCTTCGAACGCATCGGTACCGAAGTCAACTTTCACGGCATGCGAGCCCTGTTCGAGGAGCATGCTGCTGTCGTCCGAATCGACATCCGCACCGTGCACACGATGGATGTACAGACCGTCGCCGAGGATGCCCCGATCGTGGAGGCGGAAGTCGCTGAGGTGAGCGTGCCGCGCTGGTTCGATCGCGCCGAGGATGTGCCCGTTGGTGTGCCAGTGCAGGCGGTCGGCTGGCCTTCGTCCGCGCCGCCCTTTATCCGCAACAGTGATGGCGTCTGGGGGCGTGTCGACGGCCTCTCGATGCATCTCCCGCCCGAGCAGGACCGGGACGCCTACCTCAATGGCGTATGGAGTCCGACCGGGACAGGGTTCGTGGAGATCCTGCCCGAGCCTGCCGAGCCCGGACCGCGCACGTGGGCGACGGCCGAGGAGATCCCCTTCGGTGCGCAGTTTCGAGGCGTCGACTCCATTTCGGGCGCGGTGCTCACTCGCGGCAGGGGCGGTGCACGCACCGACAACCCGAGCCCGATGACCGAGGGGTACCACTACTCGACGGACACGCTCAACGATTTGTGCCCCAAAGGTTTCGTGGAGGTTCTGTCGTGAACGGCCTCTATTGCGCATGGTGCAAGCACGTCATCGGCTCGGACGAGCCCACCTGCGAACACTGCCGAGACGAATCCCCCTAAAGCCTGCCCACTCTGGCCGCAGCCCCAGGATTCGCGCGCTGGCTGGCCGAGTAGCAGGAGGAGCGCGGCGCCCGAGATGACCAACCTTTCGGGCGCCGCCCCTACCAACAGACAAGGAACCCAATGGAACTGACATTGAAAGTCCCCGGCAAAGTCGCCAACACAGACGACACCACCAGCTGGGATCGCGGCGACATCGACATCACATTCGACACCGAATACGTCGAACTTACTTACTGGGCCAACCGTTCGACGCAGGGCGCTCGAATCCCCATTGCCGAATTCCTCGCCATCGCCGAACTCGTGAAAGCGCAGACGCGATGACCGACGACCTCGGTACGCAGATCGCCCTCGCCGCCGCGCATGGTCTGGCTGTCGAATTCAGCGGAACCACAGACCGCCTGATCACGACCCTGAAGCACGATTCCGACCGCTACCAGGTGATGTCGAACGCGCTGCGTGATTTCGCCGACCAGCTCGACAGCCGCGACACCGCTGAACGGCTCTACGCCCTCCTGTGCCGCATCGAAGAACTCGGCCCGGAACGCGCGGCAACCCTGTCGCGGCAAGTCAACTACTTCAACCCCGAAAGCCTCCGCATCGACCTCGATGCCGAATGGAGCGAATGATGCGCTGGCTGCACGAGAACACCGACAAGCAGCATCGCTGCCCGAAATGTCATTGCGTCATGCCGTGGCGGTACAGGCCCGTCCGCAAATGGCTGTTCGGGGACATGGAAGGGCTCACGGAACTTCTGTACCGCGATGGGCTGCGATGGCTTTGGCGCAAATGGAAGCGTATCGACATCCTTCTGCCCCGCCGCTGCCGTGAATGCATGGACGTGATCGCCGTCCCGACCTGGCTGGCTCGAATCCTCCGAATCAAGGAGTCCTGATGGACTACAACTTCCGCCTAATCCGCACCGTCTACGAACACCTGCTCGCTCACCCCGACGACCATGACCAGGGCACGTGGGCGCAATGCGTCGCAGGCCACACCATCCGCCTATCCGGGACTGATTGGGCGTTGATCCGCGACAGCCGCAAACATGTCGACGGCTCCGAAGTCACCAACATGCGTACCGGGGAACCCGCCGACACCGAAGACGTTGCCGCCGTCCTGCTCGGCATGGACATCACGCAAGCCCGCGGACTGTTCGCGTGCGACAACCGGTTGGCCGTCGACTGGTTGGGCGACATTCTGGCCGCGCACGAAACGATCGTCCTCGACCAGCTCGCCGCGGAGATGGCATGAGCAGCGTCGGCGGCTACTCCTCTCGACGTTACGAGACTCTGGAAGACCTCGCCGAACGCCTCGACTGGACCGCGAAGAACAGTCCCGAGTTCGAGAAGGTGTTGCGCGAATACCTGGGCGTGCTGCACGGAAGCATGCAGATCCGGGCCGCGATGGACGACCATCAGCCGCCCGTCGAGCGCCGACACAACAACAAGCTGAGGAACGCGGCCTGACGGCGTCCTCGCTCGGACTCAAGTAGCAAACTCCCTCAACCGTTTTCGGCGGGTGTCGCACGTTGTCTGCAACTCAGTGTGTACGCTAAACTTAAGTACACACCACAGACTCAACGACGACACCCGCCACACTCACCCCCGGAGGACGACGTGAACACCAGAGCCATACTCCTCACCCCGATCGCCCTCCTCGCCGTGCCGATACTCCTGCTCGCCGGCATCATCCTCGCCATCGGTATTGCGGTGGTGCGCAAGTGAAGGCCCTGAAAGACGACCCGTTCAAAGGCGCCCCGTGCGTGAGTGAAGGCCACCAGCAGTGGATGGTCGAAAATCGGGGTGCGTCGCGTTGGGATTATGTGATTCCGGGGGAGTCGGAACGTCAGCAGGCGATTCGGCGGGCGTCGTCGGTGCGGGTGTGCAAGTCGTGTCCTGCGTTGAAGGCGTGCGAGGAGTTGCATGCGACGTTCGAGCGTATCGACGGGCATCGACCGTCTCAAATCTGGGCGGGCAAAGTGTATTCGGAGAAGCTGCCGAAACTCGACAACGTTGACATGCCGCCGCTGCCCACCTACTCGCGTGACGAGTTGGAGGCGGCGTGAGCGAGCATCGGCAACGCGAATACCGCAAAACCGGGAGCACCTATACGGCGATCTGTGTGTGCGGGGTGCAGAAGTCAGGACCGGACCGGAACACGGCACAAGTGGCGCTGTACAGCCACATCATCGATGCAGGTCGGGAATGCCCGACACCGGAGAAGAAACAGTATCCGTGCGAGGAACACGCCCGCAACGCCATCTACAGCTTCCTTCGCCGCCCCAAACCAGGTGCACGACCCGCACGGGTCTACCTGTGCCCGTCCGGGCGGCATTGGCACACGACGAAACAGGCGGCACCGGAAAGGCGGGCGGCATGAGCGCGCAAACAGGCGAGCGGGTCGAGTCGATCGAGCAGTTCGACTGGACGCGGCCGTGCGAATCCCGTGCCCACAAACAGAATCCGCCACCCGCCAACTTCCTGGTCGACATCCACGGCTGCCTTGCGAAATTCGCTTGCCTCGACTGTGTGCGCTTTGACCAGACGGAGTTCGCCCGCCACGGTGGGTTCACCTGTCGTCACTGCGGCAAGTTCTTTGCCACATGGGCGGAAGCGGAACAGGTGATGCCACTGTGACCGCGACCTACACCCTCGACATTCCGATCTTGCGTCCGCCGTTGACGTCGAATCAGCAGCGTGGCGCGCATTGGACGCGGGTGCGTGAGGCGCGCAAGGAGGTCGGGCAGTGGGTGCGTTTGGTGGGTGGTGGTGATCTGCCCCGTATCGAACGCTGTCACGTGACGGTCACATGGCATGCCCCGGACAAGCGGATCCGCGACGCTGGCTCGATCTCAGCATTCGGGAAAGCCGTCATCGACGAACTCGTTGATCTCGGCGTTTTGACCAAAGACGACGCGAGATACGTCCTGTCCGAGACCTATTCGGTGCGGCTCGCATCCCATCCCGCACGCATCACCATCACCCTCGAAACCGACGACGAACCAGAAGCCTTGGAGGCAGCGGCATGACTGATCCGCTCACACTCGCGCGGAAACCGTGGCTCACCGCGGAATCCGAATCCATCTGGGACATCACGGGCGAATACCGCAACGGTGGCAGCTTCACCAACTGTCTCGCCATGGTGTTGCCGTTCGACACCACTGACGGGCATCGCCTGTTCGTGCTGATCCACCCCAACTTTCACACCAGCCCGATCGACAGTCACGCGCTCATCTCGCCCGACTGGATCACGCACGCGCGCCGCCTGGTCCTCGTTGAAGCGAACGACCCGACCGCCGCCTACTTCGCCGACGAACAGGACTTGATCAATGGCTGACCCGACCAACCCGGATTACTACAAGTTCCCCAACGGTGCCGAAACCATCGACATCACCGAATGGCTGTCATCCTGCGGCGGGCAGGCGGTGCAGTACATCACCCGCGCGACCCGCACGGACGGCAAGGTCAAGGGCGACCCGATCGAAGACCTATCGAAGGCGATCTGGTTCCTGTCCCGCGAGCGCGGACGACTGCGGGCATTAAAAGGCGACGGGCATCAGGTCGAAGCCTGGGCTGACGTTCCACCTCGCGCGGCGGACGAGTCATGACCGCGACTGTCCCGCCCCAGTTCCGTTACCTCCAGCGCGCCGAACAGTTGATCCGCAACCTGTCTGCTGGCACCGAGTTCACGAACGCCGACATTTACGCGCGCATGAAGGCCGCGGGTTGGCCGGACATGACTGAGCCGCGCAAGTTCGGGCCGATGCTGCAACGGCTGCAACGCGCGCGTGTGGTGGAGAAGGTGGGTTGGTCGGCGACGGTGGCCCGATCGCATGGCGGGGTGGCGTCAGTGTGGCGACGTATCAACAACATTGAGGAGAAGGCTGATGAGTAGCCCCGATGACCGACTGACCGATGCTGAGCTGCGCGACTGGGCAGACCAGTCGACGGACAGGGCTGACCATGCAGCCGAGGGGGTCGCGATCCAAGCCGCTCGCGAACTGATCGAACTGCGCGCATGGAAAGCCAACGCTGAGATCACGTTGGCCGAGGACAAGCGGTACATCGACGAAGCCAACTCGGGGGAGTTGGTCAAGCGGCTCGGTGACGAGGTGGACGAACTGCGCGCCACTCTGGCCGCGATCAAGGCCGCCGATCCTGACCTGTTCGACCCGCGCGGCGGCACCAACCGGGGAGCAGCGCACGAAAACTACGGATCGCCAGGCCACGCCTTGCGCGAAGCCTACTGTGCCGCAATCGGAATCAACCTCAACGACTACACGGGAGACGACGAATGACCGAGCAGACACTGGCGGATCAGATCCGTGCGCAAGCCGCGATCAGCGATCGCCCTGGGCAGTTGGTCGAACTTGAACGGATCGCGGACGAGGCGGATCGGTTGCAGCGTGGCGGTAAGGCTCTCGGTGACATCGTGCGCCGACTTCAGGACGCCGCCCTCGATGCGACGGGCCTGCATGACGTGATCGGCGAGGACGGTGACGGCGACTGGGCTGCCGTGTGGGAGTGCGTCGCAGACCTGGGCGAGAAGGTGCGGCGCCTGACCGTCGAGCGTGACGAAGCCCGCGAGGAGTTGCAAGACCTGCGCAACCGCTACCAAATCCCGTGGTGATGCAGGCAATGACCCGAAACAATCCAGGAGGCAACGAATGACCGAGATCGACACTCTGATCGACGATTTGGCATCCGAGCGTGCCCGTGCCGTCGACAACCTCGACCGCGAAACCATGGTCGTCGGTGCCAGCGAGTTCATCACGCTCTATGACGCGCTCGTTGCTGCCCGTGACGAACTCGACCGTGTGGCGCATCTGCATGAGCAGTGGAAAGCGTCCGTCGATGACGACTACGCCCGGATCGCGGCGAAACAGTTCCGGGACAAGGCCGCGCAGATCGCTCTTCGTACCGAGATCGAATCCCGCCTCGACCTGTGCAGGAACCCCGCAACCGTGGATGTGAAGACGGGCGAGTTCAAAAACCCTGACACGGCCGGGTATTCGCGGGCATTGCGGGAAGTGCTGACACTGCTCGACGGGGAGAAGACGGTATGAGCGTGAACCCGCACAGCACCGCGGAATTCGAGCGGATCGCCAAGGACAACACCATCCTCCTCGGCCAAGTCGGCTCGGGCCTGCACGGCGTCACCACGGGCGATGATGATCGCGACGAAATGGGCGTCTGTCTGGAACCGCCCGCCTACGTCATCGGCAACGCCCAGTTCGAGCAGTACATTTTCCGCACCCAACCCGAAGGTGTCCGTTCTGGCGCAGGCGATCTCGACCTCAACATCTACAGCCTGCGGAAATGGGCTCGCCTCGCCGCGCAGGGTAACCCGACAATCCTGCTGCTCATGTTCATTCCAGCGGACGAGCTGGTGATTTGCGACGCGTTCGGCGCCGATCTGCAAGCCCATCCCGAACGGTTCCTGTCGCGCCAAGTAGCGGACAGGTTCGCGGGCTATCTGGTGTCGCAGCGGGATCAGATGTTGGGGTTGAAGTCGAAGAAGCACACGAATCGGCCCGAATTGGTCGAGCAACATGGGTTTGATTGCTACCTCGATGACACCGAGTTTCTGACCCGTCGCGGGTGGCTCCTCTACGACCAGATTGACGACGGCGACGAACTCGCCACAATCAACCAGGACACAGGCCAAGTCGAGTTTCAGCGTTTCATCGAGCGCGTGTCAAAGCCTTACTCGGGGCCGATCCTCACCTGCAAGACGCGCTACAGCGAGTGGGCGGTGACGCCGAATCATCGTATGCGAGTGTCGAAGATGCGGCGCGGTTCATGCGGCGTGAACCCGCGGGCCTACAACCCTGCGACCGCCGCTTGGGGATTCCGTCCCGCTTCGGATGTGACCCGACTTGACTGGTATCAGCAGGTTGTTGCCACGCCTCGGGATGAGGAGATCCCTGTCTCGGATGCGCACTTGGCGTTGATTGGCGCGTTCGTGTCCGAGGGGTCTTTCGGGAAGCGGCGTAAGGACGGCACTGTCGCCAACTTGCAGATATGCCAGGTGGACGGTGGACGCCTGCACGAGACGATGGTTCTCGCTGCAACGGAGTACGCGTTCCGGACCTACCGATTCAAGGCGCGTGACGAGACTCGGCGCCCAGGCACGATTTGGACGTTCTCGCATCGTGCGACCGTCGATGAGATCGTGAAGTCGTGTGGAGATCGCAGCGAGACTCGGCGGCTTCCAGATTGGGCGCTCAACCTCTCGGCTCGCCAGATAGACGTCCTGTTGGATGCGCTGCTCAGTGGCGATGGCACTCCGCATCGAACGGGAGGCTGGGTCTACTACACCACTTCGTGGGAGTTGGCCGGGCAGGTGCAGGCGATCGCTGTCATGCGTGGGCGTCGCGCGAACGTTCGCGGGCCGTACGTGCACGATGGGAACACGGGCATGTATCAGGTGCTCATTCACGATGCTGGCGATACGCCGTTCGCGCCGTTTCGCGGCCGGGATGTAAAGAGTGTCGATATCGAAAACCGATCCATTGTTTGCTTCACCGTGCCGAATGAGACCCTGGTAACCCGCCGCAATGGGCATGTTGCGATGCACGGAAACACCAAATTCGCTTATCACATGGTTCGGCTCGGCTTGCAAGGCGTCGAAGTGCTCACAACCGGGCGCATCACCCTGCCCATTCCCGAGCCTGATCGGACATGGTTGCGGGAATTGCGGCGCGGCGAGCACACGAAAGAGGAGGCGTTGGCGCGCGCCGATGATCTGCTCGACCAGTTGAATGTGTTGGCGAAGACCGCGGACCTGCCCGAGCGGCCCGATTATGACGCTATCGACCGCTGGTTGACGACGTTCTATCTGGCGTGGTGGGAAAACACGGGCCTCATGTCCGAGTTCAGGTAGCGAAATTCCGAGGTTGACTCCGCCGATATTCTTAATTCAAGAACGAATAAAGGAGTCGGCGAATGGAATCAGATGATCCCGAAGAGGTGCGTTCGATCTCCGACGACGAGGAGGTCGAACCCGATGAGAACGATTGCAATTAGTGCCGCGCTGGTTGCCGCCATTACTGCGTGGGCTGTCGGCGGCAAGTATTTGCTCGCTCGCGTGGTGGCTGTCTCGGCCGGGATCAACGACAGTGGTGCAGGCGATGAGTAACCGGGCAGATATCCGCTTCTACTGTGTATCGCATCAATGCCTCGTGTATGAAGGCAGGCCGTTGACGGACCGGGAAATGGTGGCGGTACGCAAAGCCCACACGATCATGCACCGAGTGTTGACCGTGCCGAACATTCAAGCGCATTGGGAGAGCGAATGACGAAGACCTGCACAACAGTCGCGGCCGGATCGGCCCTCGCCTTCCTGGCCTGGTTCATGCTCGGCGTCACATTGTGGCCCAGTGACCCGACCGTGCCGACTTGGTTCGCGTGGACGCTGTTCGGTCTCGGCATCGCCTGCCTAGTCAGCATCGGTGTCGGACTTGTCGCCACGGCGATAGGCGACGGGCGCGCGAAGGTGGATGACTCATCTCAGCCCGTGTCGACAGTCGTCTACAACATAGAGCGTCACGGCACGGAAGCCGAGTTCGCGGCAGCCATCGAGAAGGCCGCACAGGTTCGCGCGATGACGCATCCGATGCGATGAGCGGCGACCTGATCCTCGTCATCCTCTGCGCTCTTGTCGTGGCCGCTGTCGCAGCAGCACCGAGCATTGCGACCTCACGCCGCATCCGTCGCAAGTCGAAAACCGATTCCTCGAACGCGCAGACGGCCCTCAAGACGTACGGCCGACTGTTCAGGGAAATGCTCGATGAACATGCGGAGCGATCGGTGAAGCGTCAGTCGACGGTAACCACGGTCCCGCCCGGAACGGTCGCGCGAATGCGGGAGAACCCTGCTGTGCCATCGCCTGAACTCCGTGCAGCGGTCGAGCGGGCGCATATTCGGCGGGCGACGGAATGTCCGGGCGGGGAGGCGTGCGAGTGCTGAGGCCGTGGCGCAGGAACCGCGAACGGCGCACGAAGACGGCACGCCCCGTCGAATGTGATTGCGCGGCTGAACTCGTCCGCCGTAGCCCAGATTTCGTGGCCGAAGCCACGCGTGTACTCCGCGAGTTCGGCATGAACGGCCCCTACGAAACCTACTGGCACGCCGACGGCTGCCCCAACAACGGAGACGGCAATGACTGAGCCCTACCCGATCGAAGAACTCGCCGAAGCGGCCCGCGAAAGCGTCCTCCGCGATCTCCCCAATGCGCGCGCGCTCGGCAACGGACTGTTCAAATTCACCATCTACCACCCCGACGGACGCCGCAACATAGACGTGACGGGCTACCTCCTCCCAGAAGACTTCACCTCCGGGCAGATCGACTGGACTCTCGCGCCCGCCCTCGAAGTGTTCACGGAACGCGCCAAGAAATGGGCCGCCGAAGACCAGGCGCGCGACGCGCAGGCAGCGGCAGAGGCGTGGGTGTTGAAGCAGCGCGCGGACAGCGGATTCCGCTCGCCTGATCCGATCGAGGCGGACGTCAATGAGTGAGCCCTTCGACTTCCATATAGCGGCGGAAGATCCAGGGTTCAGCCTGGAAGATTTCACATTAATGCTGGCGTACCTCAATGCCGAAGACGATCCAGAGGAGTCGCCACCCCGTGAGTGACGAGTTGATCGCTGGTGCTCACCGCGGATTCGATGACGCCGTGCACGCTTTGATCGGTCGCCGTGCTGAACTGGTGACGCGCGGTGATGAAACGTCCACCGTCTACCTCGACAGCCTGTATTCCGAACTGGTTGAGGCACGCCATCACGGGCAACGGAGCGACCACAGCACAGGCGTGTCTTACAAAAGTAAGCCGCCCGTATGGATCGACGCATCCAGTCTGCTGCACCAAATCGACCGGACTGTTGCGTCATGGTGGCGGCCCCGACCCACGCAAGCCGACCTGTCCGTCACAGTGACACGACTGCACGCGTTGGTCGACTACCGGTGGTGCCCCGACGACGTTGCCGCAGTACAACGCATGACCGCCACCATCCATGGTTGGGTCGGCACCATACACGGGCTACTCGGGTACGCGCCCGCCGTCAAAGAGTTGAAAGCGGCCTGCCCGGTGTGCGGTGAAACGTATGTCACCGCCGACAGTGCGGGGGAGCAGACGCGGCGGTACACGCTGCAACTGTCCACGATCGGCGCGAGTTGCGCGGCGTGCGGGGAGACGTGGGCGCCCGAACAGTACATGGCATTGGCGGCGCTCATCGGGGCGGCGACACCAGACGGCATGATTCAGGAGGCAGCATGAAAGCGACCGAAGATTTCTGGCACGCGATATTCGACCTGGCAGGCAAATACGGCATTGCGGTCACCAACAACGAGCCCCGGCCTGGGCTGCCGCACATCGCCGACTTTGGGGAAGACGTGCTCGCGCTCCTCGCCCTTGCGCAACCCGTGGTGTACGTACTCGAATCGCAGGGCGACGGCGAAGAATCCACGCACCTCGAAGGCGTCTTCACCAGCGTCGCGAAGGCCCAAGCGCACATGGATGCTTTCCTGGGGCGCGAGTTGGACTGGCAGCCGAATGAGTGGGGTCTATATGCACACCTGGTCGCCCGCATCGTGGATGACTGCCGCTTCGTAGACGCCTACTACATCCGCGCGCACACGATCGACCAGGAACCAGGAGACGACGATGAGTGACGCCGACGAATCCGAAGTGCTCATCGTCACCGATCTCGACACCGCGCACGCCATCCGCAACGCGCTCACACGCCTCAACTGCACATTCGAAGACCTGCGCGACTGGGCGCAAACCGACGACTACCCGACCGTCAAACACAAGATCGCCTGGTATGTGCTCGGAGCGTACTACGACGAACGGGATCACTACGCGGGACTTCTGGAGGGGGACGAGTGACCGCGTTCGAGGACTGGCAGCCGCAACGGATCGCGATCGCAGGCGATTGGCATGCCAACGTCGAGCACGCCCGGAAAGCCATCCGCTACGCAAAACAGCAGGGTGCACAAGCCATCCTGCACGTGGGCGACACCTTCTACGACATGCGCGAGAACTTCGACGGCTCCCCGAACGTCCTCGACAAAGTGAACGAGGCTCTAGAGGAAGCGGGGCTGCTGTTCGGCTGGGTCGACGGCAACCATGACCGAAACGACTACCTGCAAGAACTCGCCATCGAACACGACTACCAGCCCGTCCAACTGCGCCCGAACATCTACTACCTCCCGCGCGGATTCCGCTGGACTTGGTGCGGCGTCTCGTTCCTGGCATTGGGTGGCGCCCACTCCGTCGACCGTCCTTGGCGTACCCCGCATGTCGAATGGTGGCCTGGGGAAACGATCGGCGCGGGGGATGCGTTGCGGGCGTGCGAGGGTGGCCGTGCAGACGTGATGGTGACGCACGATGTCCCCGATGGTGTGCGCATCCCGTCCATCGAAGGCAACCCGCTGGGCTTCCCTGAACGCGAACTAGAGGCCGCGGAACGGAATCGGCGGGTGCTGCGCAGCGTCGTCGACGTTGTGCAGCCTCGGCGACTGTTCGCCGGCCACTACCACACGCGCCTCACTACGGAACTTGTCGGCGTCGACTACAAGACCCGCGTGGATGTCCTCGACATGGACGGGCGGGCGATGGGTCAGAACGTCGCCATCGTGGACGTGGTAAGTCTGTAAACCAGACTTGAGTTCAGTGTGTAAACTGGATTCATGTTCAAATCCCTCTACATCCCGGGCCTCGGCTGGTCGGTTGACGTGCAAACCCACTACCCCGACAGTGGCCCGCGTTGGGGGCATGACCGTGGCCGCTGCCGTGAACACGTCTGGTGGATGCCGCTCGGGCGTTGGACGCTCACCCTCAACGGGCGCGGCCTGCCCTACTGGAAGCTGGTCGGCTTCGAGCACAAGCCCTCCGTCGACTGGATGCTCGACGAATACGACTCCAGCTTCAACAGATTCGCCGCCGCATCACTGCGATATCACTTGGACTACTCGGTAGTCGACAACTCCGAGAACGTCGAACGCCGCGCGCTGTACGAAGACCTCATCAAGCGACTGACCGAACCGCGCCCCCAGTTCACCCGCGAAGAGTTGGACACGCTGAAGGCCATCGACGCGGCCAGCGAGGAGTCGGGTGTCCCGCTGTTCATCCCGATAGAGCCAGGCAACCCCGACGCGGGCTACCGAATCCGCCCGTCCACCGAGCAGGAGGACGCGATCGGCGAAGCTCAGCAGGCGCGAGAAGACGCCTGGTACGAGCGCAACGACCAGGCCCGCCACGACTTCGTGGGCATCATGAGACACCTCTGGAGCTGAAATGACACTGGACATTTGGAAGTCGGTCCGCGCCTGGCAGTCTGCCGCCGACGTCACGCAACGCACCGAGCCCGGTTGGGTCGCACCCGCCGACATCAACCTCGCCCTACGCCTGATCGTGGAGGAACGCGAAGAACTCGCGACCGCATTGCGTGAACACGACATGATCGGCGTTGCTGACGGTATCGCCGACTCGCTTTGGGTGCGCGCGGGGCTCCTGTTGCGTCTCGGACTCGCACGGGACCACATCGACCTCCTCGTGCCCGCACCCGGTAAACCCACGTGGGAGAACCTGCCACCCGCGGGCATCGAAACCGTCATCGAAGAACTGGAAACCGTCGACCGCGAACTGAAGACGGCTATCCGCGCGGGCAGTCTCGAAGGCGTCGACATGCTCGGGCATCGCGGCATGTATCAACTGCTGTCGTTGGTGGTGTTGCTGCAACTGCCGTTGGATCGGATCTGGGCCACCGTGGTCGAGTCGAACTTCAGCAAGTTCGTGGACGGCAAAGTCGTTCGCCGCGCCGATGGGAAAATCACCAAAGGCCCGAACTTCTCGCCGCCCGACATCGCCAGCATCCTCGCACCACCGGAGGCGGCATGAACCGCACACAGTGGGTCGGTGCAGGTGTTTGCGCGTGCGGGAAACGGAACTACCTGTCCCGCAAAGACGCCCGCAAAGTCCTACGCAACAAATACCCCGGTGAACGCATGCACGTCTACGTCTGCCTGACCGCGGGCGGATTCCACATCGGCCACATGGCACCCGAAGTCGCCTGCGGTGAAGTGCCGAAAGAACTGTTCTACGGGCCGAAAGGTGTTGGCCGAGTGCGAGAGAAGCAGAAAACCAGGCTGGACCCGAAAACGAGGAGAGTGGCGGCGTGAGCACTCTCGCCAAGGTCGAGCACACGTCCTACTTGTGCCCCGCCGCATGGAACGGATGGGACGAGGACGGCAACTACTACCGGTTGAAGTATCGACGCGGGACGGGCCGAGTATTGCAGGTGCCTCGACTTGGCGGGTTCGCGAAGCTGGTCATCGAATTCAAGTTCGGTGATCCTCGCAACGGGTTTATCGAGCTGGAAGAGTTCTGTCGGCTCTCGGGCGTGACGCTCGCATTGGCCGAGCCTTACGTGCCGCTGGAGGATCCGAACGCGGGCATCGAGGACTACCCGGAGCCTGACTGGTCTGCGTGAACGGCATCATAGGCAGCGTCCGCCATCTTGCCCGCATCAGCGTCGAGAGCTTTGGCGATGCGGCGCAGTTGGTGGACGGTCGGGGATCTGAGGCCCTGTTCGAGGCGGCTAATCGTATTAGGGACGTAGCCAGTTCGGCGAGCGAGATCGGCTTGCGTGATGTCCTTGCGGGCGCGGGCTGCACGGAGTTCGCCCGCGAGGGCTTCCCGATAGGCAGCGGTGTCAGCGTCTTCGGTCATGGAGTCATTCTGGCTTCCGATTTTCAGATGAGTGACCCATTTCACAATTGCAAAATTCCAGCAGGTCGGAATGGCAATTATATTGGAAATAGACTAGATAGCGCTAGAGAGTGCTAGACAATCGAGAACTGCCATGGTCTGATGGGGGTGCGCTAGTTGTGTCCGAAGATCGACCAACTTTCAGCCTCGCGGACATCGCGCCCGGGAATGTGATGTCTAGCTGTAGCCGTAGAGCCTTCCGCCATCCTCACGGGTGGGCTGCCCTCTACGGCGCCTGAAGAAATGAAGTAGTTCCCCTGAAGCTCGGCGGCAGAGCGCCGCGACGGCGGAGGCCCGGATTCGAGTTCCGGCAGGGGAGCGGGACGGGTACGCAGTGTGGTAGCAAGCGCCCATCCAACCTCCTTTGGCGCAGTCGGTGCGCAGAACGGTTCGAGTCCGTCCATTGGAGCGCGGGCCTCGGGACTCGTTGGGTTAACACCTCCCCCTGAGGACATATGAAAAGGTATCCCTGTTGGCTCAGTGGCTAGAGCAACCCCCGTAAAGGGCTGTACCCACGTTCGATTCGTGGACAGGGAGCAAAGCGCAGCCTAGCTAGTTGCGCTGGTGGTGACAGAGTGTGCGTCTTGCGCGAATCGGGACGCAATGTGTGCGACTTACGGGATCCTGACGGGCGAGTGCCTGAGGGGAAGCCTTAGCGGGCGGAAACCGATGCCTAGCGGCCGGGTCGTAGCTTCGGGCCTAATCATACTTACGATTCATGCCCCGAACGGAGAGCTAGTAACTCTCCCCACCGTCTAACTTGCCGCCTCTTCGCGGAGGGGTTGGAAGTGCCTCAACGGAAAGTCGTCGGATGGCGAGGCCGCTGGGGCGCGAAAGTGTTGCAGCGACAAGATCGCTGAGCAGTGAGGTCAAAGCTCACCAGTCCCGTTTGCGGGGCGACTACAGGGCAGGTGGCCGAACGGAGTTCGCCGTTCGGTGCCTGCCTCACAAGCGGGAGTTTCCGGTGTCTCCCGAAAAAAACTGGCGGCTGACCCTCGACATGGGGAAGGGTGCGATTTCGCGATAGCGCCTGACGGAGTTGAGCCATCTCCGCTATCAAACGGCTCCATCGCAGTGTGGCGCAGCTCGGTCTAGCGCAGCGGGCTCATAATCCGCAGGTCGTCGGTTCGAATCCGACCACTGCAACGAGCGGATAGGGCAACGATCCGTACAAAGGCGGATTTGATCACCGCCAGCAGAAATGCACAGTGCCCGGAGTTGGCCGAGCTTCGTCAGCAAAACGGCTTCGACTTCACGAGTTGGATAGCGCAACCACGGGCGGAACTGAATCCAGGGCCGCATTGCGCGAGGTTGGGAACCTTGGAGAGTCGCGAATCTCCTGATCCACCCCCTGGCGGGCACGCGCACTTCGCGGCAGGTATCTGCCGTAAGCCTCTGCCCGTCGCGCAGGCATACCACCCTCTGCCTCTGGCGGCGGGCTTAACCCTTCGGGGTTTCACGACCGGTTCCGCTCGCTTCGGCAGTCCAGGGCCGGTCCTCTACATGGCCGCTCGTCCACTCCCGCATCAGGGAGGGGCGGGCGGTTCTCATTCCCACTCTGCCAGGAGTTCTCATGAGCGCGCTGCGCTACCGCAAGAGGCCCGTCGTGATCGAGGCCGAGCACCTGTCGAGCCTCAACGGCGATCAGGTCACCGAGTGGATCAGGGCGAACGGTGGTCACGCGCGCCACGTCTACTCCGACCCGATCCGACGCGAGATGTTCGACGGTGACTGCCCGAACTGGATCGAGATCGAAACCCTCGAAGGCACGATGACGGCCAACGTGGGCGACTGGATCATTCGTGGCGTCAAGGGCGAATTTTACCCGTGCCGCAATGACATCTTTGAGGCCACCTACGAGCGCGCCGAGGAGACCGCATGAGCGAGAACGAGATCGGCGGCATCGTCCGCAACACTGCCGACCAGCTCGCGGACGCACTTCATGTGCCCTCGTTCGCCTCCGCCATCGATGCGACGTTGCGCCCGATGTATGCCGACGTCGCAGCCGCACACGAAGCGCACGTGCACTACTCGCCCGTGGTCGATTGAACCCGCTCCCCGGAACTCTCGCCTGGGCACCGAACGAGCCCGACCCGGTGACGGTCGAACGCTGCTGGATGTGGCCGTTCCCGTACGCCGAGGTGCGCACATCACGCGACTGGCTGATCACGGTCCCGACAGCACGACTCACATACCTCGACGTTTGGGAGTGACCGTGGCGCGAGTGCCGTACGACTGGCGTGCCGAATACGAGGATCCGCCCGACGTTGAGCAACGCGCCTGCCCGAAAGGCGGCCCCGACTGCGGTTGCCGCCACTACCTGCCCGGTGAAGCCGAATGGCTGACCTGACCGACGAGCAGGCCGAGACCGCCGCGCACATGCTCCGCGAATTCACCGCCGTGCATCCCGTCGACGGCCCGAAACTCGCATTCTTCACAGCACTCTTCGCGGCCATCGCGAGAAACCCACCCACACTGCCCGAATGAAAGAAGCACCTCATGGCCGACGCCGCAAACTCGTACGTTTTCACCATCGCTGGCGAGGCTGGTGAAGTCACCGTCGAAGAACTCGCCGCCGCGATGACAACCGCCCTCAACACTGCCCTGCGCACTGTTCCCGCAGGCGGCACCACGGGCCACGTCCTCACCAAGACCTCGGGTGGTTACGCCTGGCAGGCCGCGACATAACCGTGGCTGATCTCGCTGACGGCGGCCCGCTCCCCGAACAACCGGACGGGCCGCCCGACTTCTGCACTCCCTGCGCGTACTCCGCGCCGCACTTCCACCCAACGATTCCCGGTGCCGACTGGTTCATCGAGGGTCGACGCTTCCGTGAGGTCGGCCGCATCCCCAACGCGAACGGCGCGACAGTCCACCTCGCAGCCGCCGACACACCGCCCCCATTCCATTAGGAGCCCCGTTGAGCCTGAAAATGTACGCCACCGACTTCGTTAACGGCTTCGAGTACATGTTCACGCTCCCCGAAGAGGTCGTCGGCGGCGTCGACACCTACTACGCGGGCAGCAAACCCTATCTCGCGGGCCAATACACCGTGGACACCGAAACACTCACCACATACTTCAACCATCCCGCGATCGGCGACCGGTTCCTCACCCTCGACGACGACACCACCTATGTGCGCGTCACGGGCGGGTCTGCGACGTTCACGGGCGGCACGATCCTGCTGGACCAGTCACGCGAAATCTTCTGGCCCAACGGTGAAGGCGGTCCCCTCGTCAACTTCCGGGTTGTCGAACCGTCCCCGCCAACCCATCCGCTCGACTGGTTCTTCATCGAGGTCGACCGGGCGCTCGAAGACTACAACGCAACAAGCTAGCCGCCCATACATGCGCGGCGCGACCTCCAACGCGAGGTATCGCAAATTGAGGTAGTCGGTGCCTGCCCAGAGAACCCCCACCGAACTTTTCCGCCACACCCTCGTGCCCCATTCGGTCGGGGCCGCCCCACAGGCAGCAGGGGTCTCGTGGCGGGGCCGCTGGCAGCCATGAGCGCCGCGGCCAGGCCCGCGCGGTCGGTATCGCTACCACGGGAGCCGCGCGGGCCACAGCTTCCCACAACTTCATAACGCCAGGAGGCGTCATGTCCATCAACTCCTGCGCACGAACCGCACTCGTTTGCGTGATCGCGCTCGGCCCACTCGTCTTCGCTTCCGGGCACGCTGTCGCTGACGGCCCCGACTGTCGCCCGTTGGTGATCGGTGTCGGCGGCAACGGCGAACGCGCCAACACCAACTTCGGGCGCGCAACCATCGTCGGCGACATGCTCGAATACGAAGCCCAACAGGGGAATCGGGTCGAAGCACTCGACTACAAATCCAGCGTATGGCCTACCGGTCCGTACACGAAGGACGAATCCGTCACCGATGGCCGCGCGCGACTGCAAGCCCGTATCGCCGAATACCGCCAAGACTGCCCGAACGGTCACGTCACCGTCATCGGTCACAGCCTGGGCGCCGAATTCGCTGACGAGGCAGACGCCGACCGGGTAGTGACGTACGGGGATCCGCGGACTCCTGGCGGCATCTACTCGGCACTTCCGGGCATCGTTCCGGGCATCTCCTCGCCCGGTCCACGCGACCCTGACCCGCGTGTGACGACCGTGTGCCACGAGTTCGATGCGATCTGCGACAGCCCCGCGCCATGGGCCGATCCTGCCAAGTTCGTTCAGGGATGGGCGGGCTATGCGATGGGCTGGCATTACTACGCGCCCGACGAAGCCGATGGGCTGCCGCCTGGTGATCACCTTATCGACCGTCCCGCACCTTTGCCGTGGCTGCCCGAATCGACACCGACCGGGATTCCGAACGCGCCGACCGCGCCGCTGCCCACATGGGAGCCCGGACCGCTGCCCTCGCTCGAAATGCTCGACCCCGGACCGTATGTGCCGACACCGCTGTCCACGTGGATCCCGGACGAGGTTGAAGCGTTCCTGCCGCCCGAGGTGACGGGATTCGTTCCGCCGCCGCTGCCTGCCATCCCCGCGCTTCCATCGATTGGATGAAAATGACCGACAACGGCTCGCTTGGTTGGCTGGAGTATCTTCCCCGCGATTGGGGCTTCTGGGCGCAGATCGACGTCCGGGCGATGGCCGAATTGACCGATCTCCCGGTCACGGAAGTCTTGGTCATGAGTCGCGAGGACTACACCGACCGACTCAGGGGATTCGACTCCGTAACCTGGTTCACTGCCCGCGAACTGGTCGCGTCGAAGATCCTCGAAGCCGCGCAATCGGACCTGGCGCAAACGAAGGCGGCCGTGAATGCCGCCTGACGTCACCCTCTATTCCAGCCCCGGATGTCAGCCCTGCAAGGCAACAGCCCGGAAGCTGACGCAACTCGGCATCGAACACGCCCACATCGACGTCACGCAGGATCCTGCCGCCCTCGACTACATCCGAGGGCTCGGCTACACAGCCGCGCCCGTAGTCGTTGCAGGCGAAGAACATTGGACCGGATTCCGGCTGACTCGGATCGAAGCACTAGCGGCTTCACTGCGCACAGCGGTCGACGAATAACCCCAACATCGGAGGCCCCATGAAATTCCATCTGAAGTTGCTGGGGCTGTTCGAAATCGACATCGAAACCCCTGCCGTCGAACAGGTTTCATCCATCGACATTGTTTCAGCCTGCCTGAGCGCCATCTCTCAGATCCCCATGTTCCAGACCATGATGATGGTCACGGAGGACGAGGACGAGAACTGATGGCCCGCGCCACCTGGGCGAACGGCGGCAACGCCTGGCGACTCCTCGCCGCCGCCATCGCCACCTACGAACTCATCACGCCGCCCGAGCAACTGCTCACCGCAGCCTGTGAACGAGGCATCAAACGGCATCCGATAGCGGTACGGGCGGCCATCATCGTGACCGCCCTCCACCTTTTGGGACTGATTCCGCGCCGAATCGATCCCTACGCCCACCTACCGGGCGTCCGTAAGCACGTCAGCGAATCGCTTCACCGCTTGATTCGCCCCCTGCCGAGATAAACCCGCAGCATCAGCCAACACCTGCCACGTAAACGGCTGCCCCGTCTCCGGATCGATCACCTCGCGTAGTCGCGCGATCTCCGACCCGCGCCCATCCTGCACCTCGGCATCCATCTTCGCGAACCACCGCAGATGACGTAACAACTCGTCCCGAGCATCCATGATCACAGCGTACACCCAGTTACGTCACGACATACAGTCTGTGACATAAACTCGACACGCCGATCGGCGCTCACGCGGTCCGCCCAGGAGGCGACCGCCCCCACCCCCCCGAACGTGCACGGCCAGGCGCCGACACGTCCCACGGAGGACGCCCAATGGCACGCAAAAAGACAATCCCCGTCGAAAAACTGGTAGCGACCCAAGAAAAACGCAACTACTGCCTCGAACGCAGACTCGCCGGCCTCACGCAGAAAGAAATCTGCGAAGAAACAGGCTGGGACAAGTCCGCGGTCTCCCGCTACATCAGCACCGCCATCGCCGACATCACCCGCGAAAACGCCACCGAATTCCTCGAAGTCGAGCTGGCCCGCCTGGACGCGATGTGGGCAGCCATCTGGGAAGACATCGTCAACCCAGGCGAAGACGACCGCAACGGCCAAACCTGGAAGATCGACCGCGCACTCGCGATCATGGACCAGCGCGCGAAACTCACCGGCAGCTACAAGACCGCCGAAATGAAAGCCGTCGCCGACGCCCGAGGCAACCTCAACACTGAAACCTCCTCGATGGTCGGCCGCTTCTTCGACGCCCTCGAAAAGGTGTACGAAGCCGACGGCATCACAGCGGCTACGGAGGCGCCCGAGTCTGCGGACGACGAACAGTGAGCCTGCTGGACACACTTCCCCTGTCCCGCAAACAAATCGCTTCCATCGTCGAAGCCCGCCGCGCACGAGTCTCCATACTCTCCGGCGCGGTGCGATCAGGCAAAACCATCGCCAGCATCCTCGCCTTCTACGACGCGGTACTACGCGCCCCCGAATCCGGGCTCATCATCATCGTCGGCCGAACCTTGCAGACGATCGAACGCAACATCATCGAGCCCATGCAAGACCAAGCCGTATTCGGCATATGGTCGAACGAAGTCCACCACACACGCGGATCCTCCACCGCGATCATCCTCGGCCGCACCATCCACCTGATCGGCGCCAACGACGTCCGCGCAGAAGGCAAACTCCGCGGCATGACCGCCTGCCTCGCGCTGGTGGACGAAGCCACACTGCTCCCAGAAAACTTCTGGACCCAGCTCCTCGCGCGCCTCTCCGTCCCCGGCGCACGCTGCCTGGCAACCACCAACCCCGACAATCCAGCCCACTTCCTGAAGGTCAACTACATCGACCGACAGCACGAACTGGACTTGCGGGCCTGGTCGTTCATGCTCGACGACAACCCGTCACTCGACCCCGACTATGTCGCCGCGATCAAAGCCGAATTCTCCGGACTGTTCTACCTGCGCAACATCAACGGATTGTGGGTCGCCGCCGACGGCGCCGTCTACGACTGCTTCGACCCCGACCGCCACGTGGTGCCATGGGGCGAACTGCCCGACCTGCAATGCTATATCGGGATCGCCGTCGACCACGGCACCACCAACCCCACCCATGCGATCATGCTCGGTTTAGGTGTCGACAACGTGCTGTATGCGGTCGACGAATGGCGGTATGCGCCCTCGAACAAAGAGGCCCGCAAAACCAACGTCCAACTCTCGCAAGGCTTACGGGGCTGGATGGCTACCGCCCATCATCCGCGCGAAGACCCGGACAGCCCGCCACGCATCACCTGCCCCGTTATTGTTGACCCTGCCGCCGCGGACTTCCGAGTCCAGTTGAAGCAGGACGGGCAACGCACGGTACCCGCCTACAACGAAGTGCTGTACGGGATTCGAACCACCTCCGCACTGTTCTCTATCGAAAAACTGAAGATCAGCGACCGATGCCCTGAACTGTTGAAAGAAATCCCCGGATATGTGTGGGATACGAAAGCGACAGAAGAAGGCAAGGATGCGCCGGTCAAGGTGAATGACCACGGCTGTTTTGTGGCCGGCACGCTGGTCGAAACCGTCGACGGGCCGCAGCCAATCGAAACGATCGAACCCGGAACGCTGGTGTTGACCCGGTTCGGGTATCGACCAGTCCTCGACGCTGGATGCACAGGGGTTCACGCTCCACGTGCGCTGCTCCTGGCCGACGGCACCACATTGCTTGGGACTGCGAATCATCCGGTGTTCGTCGACGGCGAAGGCTTCACGCCGATCGAGGAACTCCACCCCGGCGACGTCATTCAGCAGGCGACTGGTACGAGCGCCGTCGTCAGTGTCGATTGGGTCAAAGGTCTCGAACCCGTCTACAACCTGACAGTATTCGAACAGCCTGAGTATTACGCGAACGGCGTACTCGTCCACAACTGCGACTCGTTGCGCTACTCCATCGCATCGACTGAACGCAAATGGCGGCGTCGTATCAAACTCGCAACCCAATTCCGACCCGAAACGGCGGACGAAGATCCTGGCTTTACAAAGCAAATAGACTTGAAGTAAACGGTCGAATGTCAGGAGATTCGAATGTCTTTCGCGGACGATGTCGAAGCGTATGAACAACAACCCGCACCGGTCAAATACTGCAAAACCGGGCAATGGGTGAACGATCTCGACACACGCGACCGTGAAGCATTCAAGCGAGCGTTGAGCCGTGGCGGACCGGTATCGGATTTGCATCGCATCGCCATCAACAACGGCTGCACCGCGGCAGAAACCCGATTCCGGGCACACTGCCGCCGACGCTGCTCCTGCTACATCAACATGGAGGTTGCGGCGTGAGCCTCGCCGACGATGTCGACGCGTTGACCGTCTCTGAGCCCGTCAACAAGGGCTCAATCGATGTCACCAGCGATGGCGCTACCGTCAACAACGTCGTCGTCGACGAACCGATCGACAGCGACTGGTCACGCGTATTCGCGCTGTTCCGCCTCGACGCCGAGCAGTTCGAGGTTGTCGACGAGACCGTGCGCTGCTCCACATGGCAGCAGTCGCGCGGCCTCGATGACGGAACCCGCGATGTCATCCAGCTGTACGCCTACAGTGCCCGCTTCAAACGCAAGCCGAAGCAGCGGATCCCCGATGACGAGATCGCCGAACGGCAACGCCTCGTGCGCGAATGGACGCTACCGGTCGCTCCCGGCGCTTCTTCGAACTGGAAGCCCGAAGTTGCCGCGGTCATCAATCTCGCGGACGTGCAAGGCGGAAAGAGTGAGGGCGGAGGGGTAGCGGCCACGCAACAGCGGCTCCTCGACGGCCTCACCAACGTGCATCTCTGGCTGGAACGCCAACGCGAAACCTACAACGTCTCCGAAATCGTGCTCGTCAACAACGGCGACCCGATGGAAGGCTGCGACGGGTCATATTCTTCGCAACTTTTCACGGTCGAACTGAACACGCGCGGGCAAATGAACTTCGTACTCGACATGTGGGAGCTTTACGCACGCGAACTGTTCCCGCAGTTCAAACGCGCCCAATTCGTGTCCGTGCTCTGTAATCACGGCCAGTTGGGCCGCCAGAACGGGCGCGACAACAAGACATCCGATTCGGACAACGCCGGCGGATTCCTCGCCGAGACACTGAAGCGGATCCTTGCCGCACGAACCGAGTTCGATCACGTCACCTGGACCATCCCGCACGACGAAATGAACGTCTACACCACCGTTTCCGGTGTGCCGATGGCGTTCAATCATGGGCACAAGGTTCCCGGCCGTGACGCGACAGGGTTCGAAAAATGGCTCAACGGCCAAGTCCGCGGCGACCACCACGCACACACCGCCCGCATCTGGCAGACCGCACACCGCCACCACTTCGCCTGCTGGGACATGGGTTCCTGCACAGTCTTCCAAGCGCCGAGCCTGGACGGCGGCAGTAAATGGCTGCGCGACCTGACCGGACGATACTCCCGCTCCGGGATCCTGACCTACCTCGTGGGTGAACACTCCCCACTCGGCTGGTCGGACCTGGCATTCCTTTAACTCGATAACGCCCCTTGTGCGTTGTCGCACAAGCTCACAGGGGGCTGCTCCATGCCGATGCCTGAGTTTTCAGGAAAATTCCCCGGCGCCCCTTGGGATGTCGCTGCTGACGCTTACCACATCTTCAACAGTTGGTACAGCGGAGACGTCGACGCTCTCGAAGAGATTTACGCCCATCAGCATTCGCAAGCCCCGGCATCACGCCCGAGTCAGTGGCGTGGAGGCGTGGTCGGCGCACTCAGCCGCATGTGGTTTGGGAAACCGCTGACCCAAGACCAAAAGCGCCTGCACATCCCCGCCGCCGCTGGCATCGCCACCACGTCCGCCGACCTCCTGTTCGGGCAGCCGCCGAGCTG